ATATTTATAAGATATAAAATAAAAAAAACAAAATTATAATAACATGGCTGATTTACTAATGAAAATGCCGATTCCTTACGAACCGAAACGTCAGAACCGATTCATCTTGAGGTTTCCTTCAAGTTTGGGGATTAATGAGTGGTTCGTGGAAAGCACGAAAAGACCGTCCATCAAAATTTCTGCAACAGAAATACAATTTTTAAATACATCAACATACGTTGCAGGTAGATTTAACTGGGATGAGATGACCGTTAAGTTTAGAGACCCAATTGGTCCTTCAGCTTCCCAAGCTCTTATGGAGTGGGTTCGTTTACACGCAGAGTCTGTAACAGGTCGTATGGGATACGCAGCAGGTTATAAGAAAGACATTGACTTGGAGATGTTAGACCCGACAGGTGTTGTTGTTGAAAAGTGGATTCTTTATGGAACCTTCTTAACAAGTGTGGACTTCGGTTCTTTAGGATATTCAACAGACGCATTAGCTGATATTACGGCTAGTCTTCGTCCTGACCGTTGTGTGTTAGTATACTAATACTATTTATAAAAAATCAATACAAACTATATTTAACCGTAAAGACATAAACTTTACGGTTATTTTTTTATATGGAAAATCAAACATCAAATTACGCACAACAGAACTTTACACTACCGCATGACGTAGTGCCTCTACCATCTCAAGGTACATTTTATAAAAACAAAAAGAAATCTGTTAAGGTAGGTTATTTAACCGCCACAGATGAAAATATCCTGATGGCGGGTGGAGATGATATATCTGTTAATCTAATCAGAACAAAACTTTATGAACCTGACATTAGGGTTGAAGATTTGTTGGAAGGGGATGTAGAGGCAATTCTTGTCTTTTTAAGAAACACGGCATTCGGACCAGAATTAAATGTTAATGTTACAGACCCCACAACTAGAAAACAATTTGAAGCGACGGTTGTATTAGATGAGTTAACTATAAACCAAGGACAGATTCCTTCAGATGACGGAACATTTACAACATTGTTACCAAAGTCAGGTGCTACTATTAAATTAAAACCAATGACCTACGGTGAAATTATTGAGATAAATAAAATGACTGCTCAATATCCTGTTGGAAGAGTTGCACCAAGAGTTACTTGGAGATTACAAAAACAAATTGTTGAAGTTGACGGAAATCAAGATAAAGGTGAGATAGCTAAATTTATCGAACAAATGCCGATTATGGATTCTAAATTCATAAGAAGTTTTATGGATGAAAATGAACCAAGATTAAACATGAACCGAGTAGTAACAACCCCATCAGGAGATAGACTGACAGTTAACGTCGGTTTTGGGGTGGAATTTTTTCGTCCTTTCTTCTGATTATAGAAAAGGACAACTAGATGAATTCTTTTATTTGAATACATTATTAAATATAACATATCAAGATTTTGAAAGAATGCCCATTTTTATGAGAAAATATCTTTTAGATAAATGGGTTGAAACTAACAAGAGGGACTAAAAAAATAGTCCTTCTTCTATTTATAAGAAAAACATTTAATGGCTGACGACAAAGAAAAACCAAGTGAATTTGGTAAAAAACTAGGTGAAGCGGTTTCTTTCGGTATCGATGAGTTTATTGATGCTGCCTCGGAAATGAAGAAAGCTGCTAACGAATTAGTTGGTGGGTTTAGTTTATCAAGAGCAAGAGTTGGTGAGATGATGACTGCCGTGAACGAGGCGGCGCCGAGATTAAAAAGACTTGGTGCAGACTTTGAAGGTACATTAAAGGTAATGAAAGACATTGCCACAGCGACAGGTAAAAACACCTTAGCGTCGGCGGAAAGTGTTGAAAAATTGTATGCAACCACCCAAGTTATTGGTGGAGAAGTTAGTAATATTGTTAGTTCATTTACAGATGCCGGTATTCAATTTGGTGTTGTTGGAGGACAGTTAGAAGAATCAGTATTAACTGTTAGAGACTTAGGATTGAACGCCCGAGAGGTGATGGGTCAAGTTGTTGATAACACATCAAAACTAAATAAGTTTAACTTTGAAGGAGGTGTTCAAGGATTAACAAAGATGGCGGCAAGGGCTTCACAGTTCAGGTTTGATATGAGTGAAGCGTTTAATTTGGCTGAAGATGCGATGAATCCCGAAAGAGCTGTTGAATTGGCTTCATCATTCCAAAGGTTAGGTGTTTCAGTTGGTACACTTGCAGACCCATTCGCATTGATGAATGCGTCCATTAACGACCCAGGAGCATTACAAGAAAGTTTAGTTAAAGCAAGTAAACAATTTACATACTTCGACGAAAAAACAAAATCATTCAAGATTAATCCTCAAGGAATGTTGACTCTTAGACAGTTAGCTAAAGAAACTGGTATGAGTTATGATAACTTATCTAAATCAGGATTAGCAGCTGCGGAACTAGACAAGAGACTATCTCAAATAAGCCCAAGTTTAAACTTCAAGGACGAATCAGACAAACAGTTTTTAACTAATCTGTCTGAAATGGATGCGTCAGGAAACTATGTTGTTAAGATTAGAGATGACCAAGGAAGAGATTCAACAAAAAAACTTAGCGAAGTAACACAAACAGAATTTGATAAATTAATCAAAGCTCAAAAAGAACAACCTCAGTCAATGGAAGAAATCGCAAGAGCTTCTATGAAGACGGGTGATATAGTTGCTAACGATGTGGCAGCAATTAAAGAAGCGGTTGTAAGAGGTGCAGTATCAACATCTTTTGTTAAAGACAATATGGAGGCGTTCAGAAAGATTGTAACAACTCCGACAGGTTCAATATCAAAAGAAGTTGCTAAAACCGAAATATTCAGTAAACAATTTGATACTGCGGCTGACGCAATTAGGGATGCGGTAAAAGAAATGACGAAAACTGGAGGCAAATCAATGGGTGACATTATGAAAGACTTGGGTGGTAAATTTGGAGAACAAAGTAAATCTGTTGCCAAAGTTGTTGAAGGATTAAGTCAAAAAATTTATTCTGACATCAAGGGTAAAAACATGAAAGTTGGGGATTCCGAATTGGGTAACATGGCTGATAGTGCGTTAAGAGGTCTTGAATCATACATTGATAAGACGTCTGTGGGTAAGGCAGTAGCTGCTCAGAAAGGTGGAACAGCGGTTAAAGCGTCACCATCTAAATCATTATTCTTAGAAGGAACAGATTCGTTAACAAAAACCGCAAACCAAAACCAAACACTAACATCCACCGTAAATAAAACCGTTGACTATAGTGGCACTGTTGTATTTAAAGTTGAAGCTCCCGCAGGTGTTAGTAAACAATACTTAGAACAATTCTTGAACGAAGAAAAATTCAAAGAAATGATTTACAAATATGTTGAAGAAAAAAACAAACAACTCCAAAAGACAAAGTAATTCATCATCAGAAAAATACCTATTAACCTATTTATAATAAAAGTATTGAATGGGTAGTCCATTAGATTTAGTTAATTCAGAAGCGTTTAGAAAGAAACTCATTACGAGAAACTTGACCCCTTATGCTAAGGCTCCCAATAGACCTACGCCTCCATTTAATACAGAATACATACAATCAGATACATCAGTTCAAGACAGTCCTGACCAATTAATAGACGAACCATCGTTTGCTAATAAGTTATACCCGTTGAATAAGTGGGGGAATGAAGGAGGATATCAACAAGCTCCTGACCCTGTTGGAAATACAAATACAAAATCAAACGAAGGTGAATATGGTTTTGCAGATGCTAGAATTATAGATGAGGCGGAGCCCGAATCAAAGAATTGGAGAAAAATTAATGCCTTTGGTAACGGTAGTGAGCAATTATATGACAGTGGTGAATTCGTTGGTAATTTAGAAACAATTGATGCCAACGGTAGCACAAGATATTATAACAACCAACCATACCCAAACTTTAATCCGTCAACGTACGGACCTGTTTCAATCTTGTTAACACCTGACCCCCAAGGTAGTAACGGTTTGTTAAGTTCTGACTCATATCTTGCTCGTTTAGGTGCTTCAAGATTAAGAAAGGGGTTTGAAGAAAGAATTGCCACAAGTATAGTTCAACAAACTGTGGGTAGAGCCAACGCGTTTAATGTAAGAAGTGGTACCGACGTATTGAATTTAGTCACAGGTAGAGTTCCTTTAATTGAACCTAACTATACAATCACAGCACCATCTAACCCAATATTAGCCGCAACAGACTTTGCTTTAAGATTAGCGGGTAGTACAATACCAACATCAACAATCCCTGGTTCGTACTTTGATGCAAGTATTAATTCAGGACAACCAACAACAATTCAACAACTAAGTGCGGCGTTTGTTAAAACGTCTGTCGGTAAATCATTCAGTAGATTATTGGGTGGTGACAAGACAGGTTCGCAGTTATTCTTAAACAATACAGGTGGTGGTCAAAAGTCGAGATTATTCGGTAACATTGACTATAACAAGTATAAGCCGGATTATCAAAGAACATTATTTGATAGGGTTGCGGGTGTTTTAGTTGGTTCTACAACAAACAATAGTAACTTCTACGTAGGTTCAACAACATCCGACCCATCAAGAATATTCTCACCAGGAGGTGATATACCGGTAAATCAATTTGGACAAGAGGTTCAATCACCAGTTTATGGTCCAGGTGAACTTGCTGCGTTATACGAAGGTCCTGATTTGGAAAGTAAACTTGGTGCTAACGGACCTACATATAGTAACGGTGGTGGTGTTGAAGGAGGATTCACTTGGGTATCACCAAAATACAAAGACAATGCTGGTAAGTATGTCGGTATTGGTGGTGAAATTATTAGACAAGATGAAGATTTCAAACCGTCATCATACAACAAGACCGAATCGACAAACCAAACATATAGAGAAGGTTCAATTCTTGATGACACACAAAGACTAATTAATAGCCAACCTCAAGGAGGAAGAAGATTACAGCACGTTGGTAATGCTATCGACCAAGTTAGTAAGGTCTTCCATGATGGTTATAGAGAGATTACGAAGGGTTCTAGAGTTCTTAAGTATATTGGTTCAATTGGACAAGAGGTGGGAACAGAGTACTGTCGTATCTTCACTAAAGACGTTCCTTATTTACAATACAATGACCTTCAGAAAAGAAACGGTATGACAACCGAAGGTAGAAAGTTTGCTTATTCAGTAATGGATAAGACATGGAATTTAAATATCTATCCAAACAAACAAGAAGGAGGTCAAGATTCTACAAATCTTATTGGTACAACCAACAACTCTTATGCCAAGAAGTATATGTTCTCAATTGAGAATTTAGCTTGGAGAACATCTAACACACCAGGTTTTTCTGTTTCAGATTTGGCAATATGTGAAAGAGGACCTAACGGTGGTAGAGTTATGTGGTTCCCACCATATGGTTTAACATTTACTGAAAATGTAAGTGCTAACTGGAAGAATACCGATTTCATTGGTAGACCAGAACCTGTGTATACATACAATAACACAAATAGAACGGGGAGTTTAACGTGGAAGATAGTTGTTGACCATCCTTCTGTATTAAATCTATTAGTCGATAAAGTTCTTAAGAATGAAACTAACAGACCAAGAATTGATAGTATTATTGATTCATTCTTTGCGGGATGTAGAACATATGACTTATATGAGTTAGCCAAGAAATATTATACAATTAACCCTAACGACTTGTTCGAATTACAACAAATGATTTCGTCTAAAGAGATGACTAAGGAACAATTAACTTATGCGGTTAAGACAATACAATCAGGAGTAAACTCAAATCCACAAACTCAACCAGTCGCGCCAAACAACCCGATAAATCCATTTGCAGGATTTGAGAACATGGCATTCTATTTTGATAACGATATACCAAAAGTGAAGGAAAATGTTGCGGATTATCCGGCTGAATATGCTGCGTATAGTACGAATGTTTTGAGTGGTAATTACACAAAACAAAGTACAGCTGCGGTAACTAAATCATTCTTCAATTCAGTTGTTGACCCCAACTACAAAGAACTTCAAAAACTTTGTGAGTTGATAAAAAAAGAAATTGAAAACAATAAAGATGGTGATGGTACTATAACGGTTAGGATTGAGGCTAGTTGTTCCGCACCGGCAACAAGTTCTTATAATAAAGAATTGGCGACAAGAAGAATCAACGCGGCGATAAGATTTTTCTCAACCAATTTTAATACGGCACAATACTATAATAACAAATTACTTGTTGTTTCAGGAACCGCGTTTGGTGAAGAGGCAAGTGTATTACAGTATGATGACCAAAAGAAAGATTTTACAAAAGGTACCACAGTAAGTTGTACTGATAATGACCCACAAGCTAAAGGTGGGGACACAAAGGCAGCTTCGAAGGAAATATACACAACAACGGCTATGGCTTGTAGAAGAGCTTATATTGCGGGTATCAAATCAACTTTAACACAACCACCACCTCAACAATCATCATCTGTAACACAACAACAACCACAACCACAATTATCAAATGTTTTGGTAGGAACGGTTACACCCGTAACAACAACGGTTCAAACAATTGAAGAAAAGTTTGTGGAAAAAGATAATATTACAAAAAGAGTATTAAGGTCGTTGTTATCCGAGTGTAATTATTTTGAGGCAATTAAAGAAGAAACCCCAATGGTTTACGATAACTTGAAAGATAAGTTAAAGTTTTTCCAACCAGCGTTTCACTCAATGACACCAGAAGGATTAAATACTAGATTAACTTTCTTACAACAATGTATGAGACCTGGTGACACAATTCCAACAATTAAAACAGTAGGTCAAACAAACGAATTACAATATAACAATGCAACCAACACAGCCTTTGGGGCACCTCCTGTTTTAGTTTTAAGAGTTGGAGATTTTTACAACACAAAAATAATTCCAACATCATTAGCACTTACTTATGAGGACTTGGATATTAATCCTGAAGGTATTGGTATTCAACCAATGATTGCTAACGTGACATTAGGTTTCAATTTTATTGGAGGTAGTGGATTAAAAGAATCTGTTGATAGATTACAAAACGCATTAACATTCAATTATTATGCTAATACTGAAATGTATGA